TCTTTATTCCAGCAATTGTACAAGCAGTATTTGTGCTTAATGTTCCATAAAGTACTATATTACCGCCAATAAGCCCCGGACCAGTTATAGTTGTATATGGAACTGTTATTGATGGATTTTCAGTATAACCACCGGGATGAACAATAATTGTTTTGCGTTGAGATCCTACTAAAGTTAATGCTTTGGTAATAGATGCAACTGGATTTAATAAGTCACCATTACCAGTGGTATCATTTCCTTCTACTTGGCTAACATGGATTTCATTATCATATCCTGTAAAGTTTGTTCCTTGGACACCTTGACTACCTTCCAATCCTTGGACTCCTTGTAAACCTTGACTGCCGATATTTCCTTGAACTCCCTGACTACCTATGTTTCCTTGAACGCCCTGTAACCCCTGTGTACCTTGGCTTCCACCTACTCCTTGAACACCTTGCAATCCTTGAGATCCTTGAATTCCCTGAGTTCCTTGACTACCTTGACTACCAACTAAACCTTGAACACCTTGCAATCCTTGATTTCCCTGTAGTCCTTGAGCGCCCTGAGTTCCTTGAATTCCTTGACTTCCTATACTACCTTGAACGCCTTGGGTTCCCTGGCTACTTTGGCTACCTATACTACCTTGAATGCCCTGTAGTCCTTGACTTCCGACACTTCCTTGAACACCTTGTAAGCCCTGCAAACCTTGACTGCCTTGACTACCGATAATGCCTTGAAGACCTTGTAATCCTTGAACTCCTTGGCCACCTTGAGATCCAACACTTCCTTGAGCTCCCTGTAGCCCCTGTAGTCCTTGACTACCAACTAAGCCCTGTACACCCTGAGTTCCTTGGCTACCAATACTTCCCTGAGTTCCCTGAGTCCCTTGACCTCCTTGACTACCAAGAATACCTTGAGTTCCTTGACCTCCTTGACTACCTACCAAACCTTGAGTTCCTTGGCTTCCACCTAAACCTTGAGTACCTTGTCTTCCTTGAATTCCTTGAGACCCTTGAATACCACCTAACCCTTGAACGCCCTGAGTTCCTTGACTACCTATGTTACCTTGAACTCCTTGAAGTCCTTGACTACCTATATTTCCTTGAACTCCTTGTAAACCTTGGTTACCTTGAGTACCAATCAAGCCTTGAGCCCCTTGTAAACCTTGAACTCCCTGCAGTCCTTGTAAGCCTTGACTACCTTGAGTACCATTAAAACCAGCAGATCCAAGTGCTCCTTGAACACCTTGGTTTCCTATGCTACCTTGAATACCTTGCAATCCTTGGCTACCCTGACCGCCAACTAAGCCCTGAACACCTTGCAGGCCTTGGCTACCTTGAACTCCTTGAAGACCTTGACTGCCAATAGCTCCTTGAACGCCCTGCAAACCTTGACTACCCTGACTGCCAACTAAACCTTGAACGCCTTGCAAGCCCTGATTACCTTGGATACCCTGTAAACCTTGACTACCTTGATTTCCAATACTTCCTTGAATTCCCTGACTACCTATACTTCCTTGAACTCCCTGTAACCCCTGGAGACCTTGGCTTCCACCTAAGCCTTGAACTCCTTGTAATCCTTGATTACCTTGAGTCCCTACTAAGCCTTGGATACCTTGTAAACCTTGAATTCCCTGTAGTCCTTGTAGTCCTTGAGTACCCTGACTACCAGCAACACCTTGGACTCCTTGTAGACCTTGAGAGCCTTGAGCACCAACTAAACCTTGAACTCCTTGTAATCCCTGACTACCTTGTCTCCCTGTGACTCCTTGGGTACCTTGTAAACCCTGTGATCCCTTAGATACAAATAATGACCAAATTCCACCTGCATTTATGCTATCTGGTGACACAGACTGATTGTTTTGGACAAGAGAAACCCACAAGCTCCCCATCCATGATACAACATCATTAATACTATATACTATATTTGTATCAAAATTTCCTCGATATAAAATTCCAGCAGATAGACCCTGTACTCCTTGGACACCTTGTAATCCTTGACTACCCTGACTTCCAATACTACCTTGAACACCTTGAAGTCCCTGCAAACCTTGTAATCCTTGACTTCCCTGTAAACCCTGTAATCCCTGAGCCCCCTGCAATCCTTGTAATCCCTGAGCTCCTTGACTACCGATACTGCCTTGAACCCCCTGGTGGCCTTGTGTTCCTTGAATCCCTTGAAGTCCTTGATTGCCTTGTAAGCCTTGGGCTCCTTGTAATCCTTGACTACCTTGATTACCCACTAATCCTTGAATGCCTTGCGTTCCTTGAAGACCTTGAACACCCTGACTTCCCACTAAGCCTTGCACACCTTGTAAACCTTGAGTTCCCTGTAATCCTTGAGATCCCTGACTCCCTAATATGCCTTGAACTCCTTGAAGACCCTGATTACCTTGACTGCCCTCTAATCCTTGAATACCTTGGGTACCTTGAAGTCCTTGAACGCCTTGTAACCCCTGCAATCCTTGGACACCTTGAGTTCCTTGACTTCCTTGACTTCCCTGTAAACCTTGAAGACCCTGTAGTCCTTGAACTCCTTGAATCCCATGCAGTCCTTGCAGCCCTTGAGCTCCTTGAAATCCTTGAACCCCTTGTGTTCCTTGAACTCCAGCGATTGGTAATAATGACCACTTAAGTTCACCATCTCCAATTTTTAGTATATTATTTGTTGTATCATATCCTGGCTCTCCAGCCTCTAATACTGGATCGACATCTATCCACTCAGCATATGAACCTTTACGAAGCGTAAAAATATTATTTGCAGGCATAATTGATCCATTTATAAAGGTAGTCAGGTATATAGTAGTATACACTGAATTAGTGCATAGTATGACTGTCTATTAAGATTAGCAATATTAATTTAAAATATGCTTTTCTATATTTTTGATACTATTACTGTATAATGGCGCAAATTTTGAATAGTCTATTAAGTCTGGATGGATCCACCAATCTTCAAAAGGAGTACTCTCGTCCATAGACACATTTCCAATTAATAGCTTATACCCTAAAGATTGAAGATAATTCCTAGATTTTTGTCTATATGAACGAGTCATATCTAAATAATAATCATGCTCATATGTTATAATTGAGAATCTATATTTATCAAAAGGAATGGATAATAGAGTTTCAAATGTTTTAGCCGGAGGCTCGCAGTCTAATTGTAAGTAATCAAAATCGGCCCCAATATTTAGTTCATCTAGTATAGCTCTATAATTTAATTTAGTAGCATCTCCCTGGATAATCTTATTAGATCTATTTGATTGAAATTTACTAACTAGATTGGAATTTATCTCTATGGATAATCCTTGCCATCCATATTTCTTTTCCAATAGATAGGTATTATTGCCAAAATGGGGGTCTCCTGCTCCTATCTCTAAATATTTACCATTCCTCTTGCCGTCTGTTGCAGATAAAACGAAGAGATCTTGATAAGCCTGTGAATAATTTTCTTCAATATCTTGGGATCCATCAAATTTAATCTTTAGTCTACTATATTGATCCTTATGGTATTTAAGGTGTTTTTGTTTTTTCTTTTCAATTTCTGTTAGATGATATTCAACACTAGCTAGTTGATCATTTGTTAGTTTGTGATCGCTATCTATAATAGAATTTAGTAATGATCTAGACTCATCTATTTTATCCCAACTATTAGCCCCTATCGCTTTGCATAATAATAAGGACTCTTTACCAGAATATTCTATATCTATTTTAAGTGGAACATTATTAAACTCACAAATTTCTGAAGCTATTGAAGAGTAAGTATAGCATTCATACCACTGATGATATCTTTCATAATGTTTTGATAATAAAAAGTAGGCTTCTGGTCTTTTGGGTAAAAGTGTTATAGCATGTTTTAGTAGGTGGGTGGATGTAAAATCCCTACCACCCTGAGAGTTAAAACAATAATATCCACGTATTAAGCATTCATAAGATAAATTGATATCTTGTGTTCTTTCTGCGCATCTCAAATAATGACTAAATGCTGAAGCGGTATGTCCAACTTTTTCGTACTCATAAGCAAGATTAAAGTTTAGTTGGTCATCTTCTGTATTTAGGGTGAATTGAGTAAGAGTATCGGTAGAAGAATCATCAGTTAGTTCAAATGCCCAATCGTATTCATGTAAAGATTCTACTCTCCTATATCCAAAAGAAGCTAATTTAGTTAGTATCTTAGACATGTTTGATCCAATATGTAGTTTTTCGAATTCTATTCTTTTAATACTATATTTATCAAGATCTAGATTCATCAATATATCTGGTTCCAAACCCTCTATGTCTATTAAAAGCCAATCTATATCTTTTAACTTATATTTGTCTAATAAGTTTTCTATTGATAAAGCATCCACTTTAAAAGAATGAATCTCTCCTGAGTTCCAACAGTATTCGTGTTTTTTAACATGATTGATATCGTATGAGGCCACCTGTTTATCTGGATCTTTATCGTGGTAGAATATTTCTAGAAAGTCCTCGATACTATCTTTTGGCTTGATAGCAATATTTTCTATGATAACATTTTCATATCTTTTATAACAACCCTTAAGTTCATCGATATGTTCTGGATTTGCCTCAACAAATAATCCAAATTTTAGCTCTTTATAGTTTCTCAATAGATATTTTGAAAGATTATCATATCCTCGATGTGACCCAAGCTGAACAACAGTTATAGGATCTTTATAAGTATGATTATTGATCTCTAATACTTCTTTTTTATATCCCTCGTTCTTCCACCAACTTAAAATATGATTATAAGAACTAATGTGTATTTGATCATTAGACTGTGAAAAACTAGTATTTGTATTGATATCTTCTATAAAGAGTGGCATATTATATACAACACCAGCTCCCTCAAATAGAATATTCTCTACAATAGGAAATAGATCGTATGTTGTATACTCTCCGGGACTAACCTGAATTTTAGCATTAAAGTTATCGAGGTTAAAGTGAGTGTCCGAAATGTAGTATTTGCTAATTAGTTTCTTGGCATATTCTCTTTTAATCAAATAGGCCTGACATCCCCAGTCACTATTTAATCTTAATCTAGTTTTTATCTCTAGATTATCAAAAGATTCTCTAATACAACTAAGTTGAACACATTCCCAGTCTTGAGGTAAAGACTCAACGAATTCAGAAAAATTAAAGTTCCAATAGTTAATAGTCTCTAAACTAATATCATCTTCCATAATCAAAACATATTGATCTTCTGAAGACTCAAGCCAGTTTTTAATAGTTAATAAATGAGATGTTGTAGGACCCTTACTATTCTCATGTATATTACTGATATATCTACCAGTAAGAGTAAAATTACTTTCTTGGTATGGTTTAAATTTTGCTATCTTATAATTTTCTATCCTATATGAAGAACATTGATCAATAAAGTTATCTATTCTATGGTCTGATCCTTCTGTCGTTATGCAGATAATACTTGTGGAATTGTCGAATTCAGGCATCTAGTAGACTTTCTATAAAATCAATTGGACACTCTAGTAAGAATGAGGAGTTATCTTGGAATCCAAAAGTTATTAATAATTTATCTTGATATTGAGCCATACCACACGAGAACTCTATCTCTCCACCAAGAAAATCAAAGGGTTCGCCATAAGACACTACATTCCAGTTCTTGTCCCATAGTATAAATCTGTGTCGATATTTAGCATTCTTTCTACCGTTCATATTATTGAATAAATTAACCTGATGAGTTAAAGCTAATCTATAATTATTCTTCCAAGAAATAACCTGAGATCCTCCTCTATAGTCATGACTCTGGGGACGATATGTTCCAAGAAATACTGTCTCAGTAATACCCTTATCCATATCTACTTTTACAATCTCGGTAGGATTGCACCACTTTACATAATGGTATGGCATATCTAGAATTGGCATCCAGTTTTTTTCACAATAACTATCATTTGCTCCGGGAGTTGGAATACGAAATCGAGATATTTCTTTAAAAGTATTATCTTCATGAATAATCTCAGATAGTTCCATTCGCCCCTGACCGTTTGTTGTAGTATCTCTTCGTACTCCTGTGCCATACAATTTATTATTCCACTCAACTAATCTTATGTCTTCTAAACCTACAAATTCCCATATTGGAGTAACGTCTAACTTAGAAGTATCTATTTTAGAATAATTAACAATATCATAATTACTGTTTAAACTACAAAGATAATTATTAGTTATTAGCCTCATGTCGTTTTCTTTATGAAGATACTGCAATGGTCCCCAAGGGTGACAGAATTTCCCTTTCTCAGCGTGGTATAGAGTATATTCGACGTGTCTTAAATTAACTAGTATAGAATCCCTATAAATCAAAATGGAAGGATTTGTGAGTCCCGTACCATTAGTTAAAGAAGAGTCAATTAATAACTTATTGATCCTACCACCATTTAAAATGGCTAATTTGGCAAAGTTTTCCATTTGATGTCCTATTTAAACCTAGTCTTCTATTTTATAGTAAAATTATTAAGAATAGTGTCAATAATGAACTATAAGGATTTCCATAATGCAATATCATCGGAATAAATTTGTCTAACTTTATATTCTTGCTCTGGTGTTAAAGTTATTTTTTCTGTTGTCTTACTAAAATTAATTTTTTCTATTGGAGTGTTAATTTCTAAATAATTAGCCATACCAGCAATATCTGGGAATAAAAATAGTTTACTTTTTTCATTTATTAAATGAGTTACTGGAGTTAAATGATGCCATGAGGTACCTCCACAATATTCTAAATCATGTCGGTCTGTATATTCTGGCTTGACTCCAAGACCATGAAACCAATATAGCCAACAAAAAGCTTTTTCGGGAGAGATGTTCATTCTCCATAATAATGATATGAATCTTTCAACAGGATCTCTTACCATAACAGCACAACCATCAGGAAGGTCTTCTCCCACACTATAATCATTTAGTCGGTGTCCTTGTCCATCTATTACTGGATGGTCCGGTATTCGTTCTGGATAGAACTGTTTGACTGCCATCAGTCCTATTGATGAGGTACATGATCTACTAGTAAAACAAAAATTTTTATCATTCGGTAGGGAATACCATATTTTCCAGCGCATCTGGTGGCTCCTTTAAATTCCAGCCTATACTAACTCTCCAGCATCTTGACCACACATTGTGCCAAGTTGGACAGTCAAATGTTCTAATGTTCCAACCTTGAATATCTTGATCTATATATGGAATTCCGTTCTTGTCTAAAAACATCATTCCGCTGTCTCCAGTTTCGCTCCAGGCTGCATACATTCTGGTTCCAGGACAATCTCCATTGGTGTGCCAATTCATATATCCATTTGGAGGATAAATCATTCGACCACTTATTTTCTTGGTTGTCGTCTCATAAGCTTTTTTGCCAAGAAAGAAATTTACATTACAACCCCTACCTCTAAATATTTCAGTTTGTGGTGGTTTGGTTAACAAAAAATCATCAATATTTATTTCTGGAAACGGAGGAGTAGTAGAATGTTTTTTAAGCCATTCATAATTTATATCTGGAAGATTTACATTACATATTTTAATATTCATTTCACACTACCCACACAGATAGATTTGATACTGTGGCATTTCCATATCCACTTAACTCAATAATATCCCCAATCGACACAGCTACTGACCTTGTTCCTGCTGTTGTTCCTTCAGGAAAAGTTTGACCAGAGTATACTCCATTTTTATAAATGTCTAAGGCATCACTATTGTCATCTGGATAATCGCTAACTGTTGCTGTAATATAAAATGTCCCGGTTTTTTTGACTGCAAAAGTAGCTTTTTTATTGGGTAAAGTTGCACCAAAATAAGACGTAAGAAAAGATCCAGACATAGAATACTTAGAATCTATATTCCCCAATCCAGTCCACGATGGATCTCCCCGAACATTTTGTACTAGGGTGATAGGTGATGTTGTTCTAGCCACAGCATATGCTGTGATGTTTGTGAAAGTATCATGATGAACTCCCGCAGTATTTTGTGTTACTCTGATGGTAACAATATCACCAGACGTTAACCAAACTGGATATTCTGAGGAAAATGCAAAAATCAAACCTTGAGTATTGGTGACCACACCATTATTTATGGTAACAAGAATATCAGTATCAATAGGATTTCCATTAATCAAAACCTGCGTGCTCTGCAAGGTGTTCCCACTATCATCTTGATATCCAGAATGACTCCACTTTAAATAAAATTCACAATTAGAAGTTGCCGTAAAATTGAATGGTAATAACCCAGGAGTTGTACTGCTTTGTGGGCCACCAGTAATAGTACTGCTCGTAGAATATTTTGATGTTGCCGTCCCGGCTCCACTCCAGGATCCTGCTGTATATCCTAGAGTTATGAAGCTTGAGGGTGCGGTAGGTGTTGGGGTAGGGGTAGGGGTTGATGTTGGAGTTGGTGTTGCTCCTCCTCCAGCAGAGTATAGGATCTTGTTAAGACTTCCATTCCTATATATTCTTGCTTTTCCTCCAGAATATCCAACACGAAAGTTGGTCATGGACTTCCTCCATCGATAATGCAGTTTACTAAAATTGTTGGAGAATCAATACTTATTCCACTAATCATACTTAATCCATTTAATTCGGTATAGTTATTACCCAAATAGAATATTGAGCCCCCAAGAAAAAGTCCACTAGTATTAATTGTTGTATATCCAGTAGAATCATTATATGATACATCGACTCCTGTACCAGCAATAACTCCGCTCAAACCAATAATATTTTGAACATCTGTTACACTGACACTCTGTCCAGAGGGCAATAATCCACTAACGGCAGTATTAAAATCGATAATTTTAGTATGATAAAAGTCTGGAAAATCACTAGCTAATAATTTATCTACATTATTAATTTCTATTATTTCAGAGCTAGAAATTTCAACTACAGTATTTTCATTACCTATAAAACTAGTTTCGATCTCAATAGTATTGTTATTTTCATTAGTAATTTCGATTATAAAATCACTCATAAATTACACTCTAGATTTGAAGTAGACTGACTGTATCTCTTGGAGATTGTTACTGTTCCAAATAAGATTCTAATAGTATACTTTCCTCCTCCTGTATATAATTCGTCAGGAGATTGTAATTCTAGATCATATTTTGCTGTACTAAAATCAAAATTATTAGTTGTAGACGCAGGAAATAATAGAGAAATTTTTGCTTCTGGTCCATTAATATCAAAATTATAGACCGATAAATTTTCTGTATTATTAGATACAAAAGTTTGAGTATTAGCGCTACTTGTTTTCCAGATTAGTCTGGCGCACCAATCGGTTAAATCAATAATATTACCATTGCTATCTTTATAGATAAGAGATAACTTAAAAGATGTACCTTGTTCTATGGTAAAATCATATTTGGCTGCTGACATATTTAGCCTATTATAGTAGTAGTTAGATAGTTATCTATATAATATAGATACACCTTTAAAGATACCGTCATATAAAAGAAAAAGGGCTGGTTTTACCCAGCCCTAGTTCGTTCATTCAATGATAAGGTCTTATGGACTATAGAGCGCCTAGTAGTACTCTGCGATTGTCTAGTACAGCAAAGCCCACTTCGGCCCATCCGTAGAATCCAGCTCTCTTCTGACGATGAAGTGTGTCATCCTCAAAGATCTGGACTTCTTGACGAACTGGCATAATGAAGCTATCGCTCTTACGTTGATCTAGTCCAACAACAACCTCGGACTTACTTCCGGGTAGTGAAGCACCTAGTGTGTTCTCAAGGAATAGTTCATATTCCTGTCCAACACCTAGTTCGTCTAGATCATGGAGATTAACTCCGAAGATACGATTTAGGCCACCATCAGCTGCTGTATAGATCTCACGACGAGTTGTCTCATCAACTTGATCGATACCCCAGTTACGGATGTCTTCCATAGCTTCTGGAGAAACATAAAGGTCAGTGAGTAGACCACGATTATTACTAGCCGAGTTACCACCACCGTTACGACGCATAACGGTCTTCATAAGACTAACGAGACGCTTTGTAAACTGACTACTAGCTGAATCGCTATCGTATACAACGATATTGCGATCAACACCAGCGGCCAATAGTGTGTGCCATCCATCATCATTCATTTTCTTGACGAATGAGCCTTCTAGCACTTCCATAGCACGACCAACAACGTCCCAGCGAGCATCACGAGCATACTTCAAGAGATAGTCGATTGAAGCGCCTACGTCGTAGGTTGGTACCATGACGTAATCGGCTTCAACGTGACGCTCTGGAATATATCCGTGATTAGGAATTGTGTAAGCCACAAAGTCCTTCTCTGTGCCAGGAGCTAGAAAGTCAAGGGGAAATTCTGGAGTAGCACTTTGAGCTAATTGAATTGGCTCGAAGATACCGTCTAGAATATCACCACTAAGGATACCCTTACGAAGTGGAAGCTCTAGAGCCTTAGCAAATTCAGCATTTGCGGCTAAAGAAACTTCTCTATTTGGCGAACCAGAACGCATTAGAAGTTCTGTGAGTTCTGGTGTGGGCTGAAATCTTTCGGTTTTAGCTGACATATTATTTTTCTCCCTTAATTTTAAATTAGATATTGACTGATAGTTTAGCGTAACCGTCTGCGTCTGGTGCACTCAAGAACTGACCAATTTTAACAGCATTTGAACTACTGGTACCAATTGCTCCATTTGCTCCAACATAGGCATCAGCGCCAGCTACTGGACTACCAGCAAGCTTATTTGTTGTTACTTGACCTTGGCGAAGTAGAGTTACCTTGCCACCAAGCTGTACTTCGTCTTTGTGCCAATTGATGTGCTGTCTAGTTAGATCAATATTAACAACATCATTAAGTAGTATACCAACTGGCTTGGATCCAGAAGCTCCTGCGGCATAAGCCACAACAGCACCGGCGTCGTCCATAGACACACCAGAACCACCAGTTACAACAGAAACTACACCACCACGTTCTGCTGTGGTGTTCATGAAAAATGATACATCTGTTAGAAGTTCGATACGATCAGGTTTTAGAGCCATGTTTATTTCTCCCTTTAATTAAAAAATTATTTTTTTCTGCCGAGTCTACTGGATACAAAATCTACTAAAGCTGCTCTGGTTGAAGTAATTTCTGACTCAACCTCACCACCAACACTAAGATTAACATCTTCTACTACTTCAACAGTATCTAGTACTGATGGGTCAGCAGAATTTTCTGATGCTTTTTTCTTTTCCTTAGTTTTTTTATCTTCTTCATCTCCCTTTTTGATCTTTTCCAACCAGGGTGGCATCTTACCAGCAAATAAACTGGTCATTGCCTCAAAAGCATCATCAGCCATAGTTTCAAATTTATCAATAACGGTATCTGCTGTATCAGAATCTAATCCGTTGTTAACAAGAGAGGCTTTTCTCTTCATTTTCTTTTCCATCTTAGCCATATCTTGTTCTTTCTTTTTATATGCAGCAATTACTTCATTGGCAGCATCTAGTTCAGCTTTTAGATTTTTATTTTCTTCGTCCTTCATATCTTCATCTTCCTTTGGTTTCATTACCTTCTTGGCTGCTTCTGTCTCTTCTTCTTTATCTTCTTCTTTTTTACTTTCTTTTTTATCTTCTACTTCATTCTTTTCTTCTTCTTCCTTCATCTTCTTAGCAGCTTGAATAATTTCAGCTTGAGCAGCAACCTGAGTTTCGAGTTCAGCAATTTTCTGGTTTAGTAGCTCAATACTAATCTCTGTGGCGGCTGTTTCTGTAGTTGCAACTACTTCTGTGCTGATAATCTCAGCATTCTCGGTGACCTCTGCGACTACTTCTGCTTTTGTTTCGTTTAAACTCATAATGTTATTCTCCACATTTAAGGTTGACTGGTTATTAGATACACCTGAAAATATAAAATCGCTATTTTTTTTATCGCTATTTTGGGTAGTATTAGCTTGAACTGGCTCATCTATTAATTTATTGGTAAAAATTATACTATCAAGATTTGCTGGTTTGTCAACAAATCCTTTCCCTGTAAAAGTAATATTTCTTAAAACTCTTCCAATTTTATACTCATCATGTTCTCCCATACCACCATATGCTCTAAGATATTTTGTTAAATATGCTGTCTCTTCATTTCTACCTAATACTTTATATGAACCAGTAGTCTTATTTAAGATGCCATAATCAAAACCCTTAAAAAAGCACTCCATACTAACATACTTAGTACCATTTTGAATTTCAGCAATTAATTTTTCTGACCTGTCTCTAAGAATACTATCAGTAAATCCCTTATAGATAACAGAGCCAGTTAGAATATGGTATTTTTCTGGTAAATCAGTAATACTAGTATTGGGATCTATTTCTTTACCATCTTCAGTTATTGGCCAATTAGAAGTTATATGACCAACAATAATACCTTCATTATGTTCAAGATTTGTCGGTTTATCTTCTGGAGTATTTTTAGCTGCCCATACTTCAGTTTTATCAAAAATATCATCATTCTTATTCCAAGAAGATGTAACCAAAATGCACTGAATATAATATAGATCACTATCATCAAGAGAAGCAATAGTGGCCTCTGGGATATTGTAATTAATAGTATGTGGTTTATAGCTTAATGGCTCAACAACAGAAGCATAAATAATTGATGCAGATGTTGACAGATTGTGCTCTAAGCCATCTAATTTTTCTTGCTCAAAAATAATCATATTATTCTCCTATTTGGTCTATATCTGAATACACCATTAAATAATAAGATGCCTTTGCTTGCTTGTTTTCTTCTACTGATAATTCTCTGCCAAGTTCAGATTGTAAGTTCTTATACCATTGATGGTAATAGATCAATTCTTCTCTAGAACTTAGAGATTTTTCAAATGCTAACATAATCTTATCTTCCTCTATATTTGAAAGAGGATCAGTATTTAGCAGTATGTTGGTTTTGATTTGCTCTAGTTCTTTGGCCTCAGAATTAGATAAACCTCTAAGATTTTTCTTTCCATAAAATTCTAATAAAACAGGATTAATAATATTGCTGATCTTGTCTTGGGCTGAGTGCGCCCACAGAGCTAACTTAGCTCCAGTTCTGGGTGTGAATTTTCTGGTTTTTCGTGGACCTGAATCTTTTGACAATTTGGGCCTGCCCTCACCAGCTTCTTTTGGCAACGCATCCGAGGACGGAGCGTTTGCCAACTTCGTTGGTTGTAAAGAAGGAGCTTTAAGTTCAAGAGCTGATTTTTCTCCATTTTTCTTTTTTTCTAGATCAAGACCAACCTGACTTGGAGTGACAACGCCTCCTTGTAAAGCAATTTTCTTGAGAGCATTTTCAACCTGTGGATCATGCCAAGGACCAGCTTTTTTAACCATTCTCTGTCCCTTTCGGTCTTTAGCTTCCTTATTAAGTCTAGATTTTTCCATGTCTGGATCGAAACCAAATACGCTTTGTAATAATTCATCACTAATAATATTACGATCAGCTAATTGAATAAGAAGAGCTTTTTCAGCATCTTCATTACTAAGATCCATTTTATCAAATTCTATTGTGGCTGGATATCTAAATCCCATTGCTTTTTGTACTAACTCTATTTCTTTCTCCCAAAAAGACATTAGTATATCTCTACCGTATTGTAATCTTTGGGTTAGTGTTTTGAGACTAATGAAATTATTGGTAGTACCAGAAGCACCAAAAGTTCCAGTAAGAGTTGGAGGAATTCCTAAACCAGCATAAATAGCATTTAAGTGGGGAACATATTTACCTTCTCCAAGAAATTGATGTACTGTAGTTTTAGACTCGATTAATTCGATATCTGGTCCCCAAATCAAATCCATCGTTCCTCCACCAACATTATTGCCCAAAATACTAGCTAGTTTTGCTGTAGCTGCTTTTGTTGGCGCTATCTTATGTTCCAAACTTCCTAACTTAAAAATACGAATATTAGAAATAGCTCCATCCAAAGCTGACATATCTGCTAATTTAAGTTTTTCTACTACTGTAATATCATCCATGATAGCATACATCATTGGATAAGCCCAAGGCTGCCAATCATCTTTTTTATAGTGAAAAACGCATAGTTTATCTGAATCTAAACTATAGCCAATCTTACTCTTAGCTGCTTCAATAATTTGAGGAGGCAGACTTTCGATAATTTGTTTTTCTGCTGGTGTTTTAGGAGCATTGATAATTCTTCTTAGATCAGCCGGTAGACTTAATTCATACTTTTTCAATGATACGAATCCAGCCAAAGCTCCACCAGCAACATCAACGAATACAGGATCTATAAAAGTATATTTCCATGGAATTTCTTTTTTTTCCATTTTCATTTCTTCTAGATCCGACGCATCAAAATCAGGGGCCGCAGTTGTTTTGTATAGTCTATCACTAACTTTAGTATTAAGTTTAGCTGTTTGTCTATTAATAACAACATTGCCTACTTTGTATAGATTATTAAGAAATCTTTCACTACGATCTTTTCCTTGTACTTTCTTAAACCATTGTCTATAAAATTTTTCAATTCTTTTATTCTTATGAGATAGTTTGATTCCTTGGACTGCAAAATCTCCCATGAGATCTATAACATTTTTTACTAGACCAACTTTTTGATAAATATCTTCTGCTCTTCTAAGAATTAACTTAATATTGCGACGAGGTACTGCTTCGTCTGGTCTAAAGAAATCGTAATCGGTTCTGGTAAGTCCTGGTCTACCAGATGTATTAGTATCTAAATTAGAATAGTCTAAACTATATCTTCTTCCTGCTGCCTCAGCTTTTTGAATGCCAACAAATTCATCTAAAGAATCTGATTTCTTGAGAGCTTCTTGTTTACTGGCTAAATCGTCACCCCAAGTAACATAAGCCTCAGAAGGAACATGGTTTGTGTTTTCTAGTTCTTTAGAGCTATTATATTTTTTTTTGGCCATAATTGTATTCTAATTATAATGGGAATGTGATAGCATTACCTGACTAATACACTATTTATCGTTTAATACTAGTATAAATATCATCATTAGCTGACGATGTGAACCATTCTGGTCCTTTATACATTGCTCCTTTATTATCTACTCCATCTTTAGCATTCAAACCTACAATATCATAAGGAATTGGTTGTAGAGTTCTATTAATTTGTCTAGCTAACATATTGGCGATTATTAATGAACTATATCGGTCTTTACGAAGTCTTCCCTTTTTCCCATTATTTGTTTTAACTTCCGGAGTATCCCATCGATCTCTAGCATTAGGCCCAGTACTAGTTTGGCTCATAATTATAGTTGTTAATTCGTTTTTAAGTTCTTCTATCTCTAATATACATTCACTAACACTATCATATAGTGGAGATAAATCTGCAGTAAGAATATCTTTCCCTTCTTTATCTAAGGCTAATCCTAGTGTTAGATTATCGAATTGAGGAAATAATATCATTTTGTCTTCAAGATCTTTTCTAAGTCCATGATTAGCTTGGCTAGTCCAGTCTGCTTTGGCGAATTGTACTAGCTCCAGAATATGTAATCCTGCTTGACTATCAGTATCTTTAGTTTTATCGATGTCTACAACTGGCCAAATTAGATTTTCTCCATCTTCTAATTTAGATGGATCGTGTAGAGCTTCTTCGATAGCAACTCCTCCTCCCTGAGCATCCATTCCGATTCTGGTAGGAGGAAATGTTTTCATTAGATTACGAATTTTTCGAGCACAGAATCCATAAAAATCATGCTCATTAATTAATCCTGTTTTTTGTCTATCTTTAAAATTATTTCTATTTGTTGTCCAACAATATACTAAGCGATGATGATCTGAATGTAGTTCTAGTACCACGATACTAAAATTATCTTGTTCGGATGCTGGATCAATTCCGTATATGTATTTAAGGTTAGGATTGCCTTGAGTAATTGCATCAAAGATAACTGGTTTATTATTTACTAAAATTGGATTTTGAGATTTTGTAACACAGCTCTCAATCAAACTTCTTCTAAAGAATCCTTGACTGTCTTTTACAAAACAGGCAGCATATTCCATATTATATATGCCGGTATGTATAGTGGCTTTAGCTCTTGATACTTGTTTGTCATCCATGAAGCCTTTTGGAATTAGTTCATATGGAATACGTATGATACTATAGTCTCTCCAATTGAAATTTGAAGGAACGTCTCCATGAAAAATTTCTTCTAATTTTTGATTATCTCCTTGGCTCTCAATAATACTTTTGTATCTTTTCCAATAACTAGCAAAATGTTTAAAATCATAATCTGCTGTACCAGAAATAATTGCTTGATTACCCATTTTAGTATTGAGTGTCTCAAGTTCTTCATTCCATAGTCCTGCTTCTCTCATTGCTTTTTTCTTAGCTTCTTCTTTAACATTCTGAATAGGACTAGCAGATACGGCAGCGAACCCTGATACTACTGTTTCATAAATATCGGGACTAATAGATGCAAATTCGTCAGCGATAATAATATGTGCTCTTAAACCTCTAATCTTACTTCCATCACCCATAGGAATAGCTATTGTCCAACTATCTCCTAAGCGAATAGTACATCGGTCAACGTCTCGTCTTGGACCATCATCATTACCATTAAAGATACTTCGTAAGATAGGACTACTTCTCCAAATTGTTTCCATATACTCAAAAATAATTTTACTCTGTCGGAAAGCAGCGCCCACAACAACAATCTTTGTTCCTGGATAAAAAGAACATCTTAATACGCAGTATAGGGCTAATAGGAATGACTTACCCCAACCACGACTAGCTATATACATAGGAAATGCTCGTACCCAAAATTCTTGAATAATAGCTACCTGAATAGGATGTAGTTCTATATTAAAAAGAAGTTTGCATGTTGATCCAATATATTTGGGATTACGTAATATTCTCAATAAATGCAGATCTGGGATCTCTATATCCTTTTCTGATCTATTGATCATTAAATTATGATCTATAATTATATTACTTAGATCTCCAAGACCTAGCCATGCGCTATCAAAAGCAACATGGTCTTTAAACATTATTTCATCAGACATTGTTTTTTTCTTTTGCTAATAATCTACGAGATTTTTTAATAGCTTTCATTACCATAATCCTAGCTATTGTTTCAATATATGGCATATTTCTTTTTTGGCTTTCTTCTCTAAGCCAACCAAGTATCTGCTGTATATTTTGTTCACACCAATCTGGTCCCTTTTCATTCATTTCGATAGCATTTCGCTTACAAGAACAATTTGGTCCACTCTTAATGCCAAGAGAACTAAGCATACCAGAAAGTATTGTTCCTGCTCCATTAGGATTTTCTTCTAATGTTTTTGGAAACAGATTTCTAAGCGTTATTGCTGGATCTGGTCCTAGTGCAATTTTTAATTTGTCTTCTATAAAAGCCTGAGTATAATCTCCAGCATCATCGTAATCTTGTCCTTGTAGTAAAACTATTTGTCCTGGAATATTTTGTACGGTAACGCTTACGGTTTTTCCTGTGGGACTATCATGGTAGAATACATTCAATTCTGATAGTACTAAAGGAGGAGGAGTTAATAGCTTATTGTCTAGTCCCATGATTGGAGGAGGATTGATAATTATTGTACTATTTAATTTCATGATTGATATTGTCCTTTTCTATATAATAGATTTTTTTAAGAATCATTTCCGCTGTTCTTTCGGCTGATGAGCTATCTCCGCAAAAAATTACATTAATGTTATGTACTAGTTGCCAATCCAAAACATGCTTCATTAAGAAAGCTGGGCTAATTTTTACTTTATCCCAGAGTCTCTTGGGCAAACTTGAACCAATTGGATAATTTAAAATATCTTCTATATCAAACTCTAATAATAAAAATGAATATTTAAGTTGGGCTAGTCTTGCTATAGCATCCTTAAATCGAGGTTCTGTAATATTATTAGCTATCTCATTAACGCTCTTTTTTCGTTCAATCCCAAGTAAGTGCTGTAATCCATCAATACTATAATCACCAGCATCTAACTTAATATTAGATTTGGCGTAATGATCAAAAGACCAAGGCTGTTGTTCTCTTGTATCTATAATAATAGTAAAGTCTGGATTATTCATCTTTCTTTTTTTCCTTTTTACTAGATACTATCTTAAAAAAAGATGCCTCATAATAGGTCTCCATACCCTGTATCATTTTGTGATGATTTTTACATAATGTTATTCCATTATCAATTTCATATCTGAGTCCCGGACAATCTGACCAGCGCTTAATATGATGAGCATTTAATTGTTTTTTAGATGCTGTACAACCTGGCCATTGACACTTAAAGTTGTCTCTTTTATAAACTTTTAGTCTCCACTGCTTGTATATAGGATCGCTATAGTCTCTATGCATATGAATAAGCTTTTAAGTCAGAGTCTACCATATCATGAACCAGTTCTTCAAAAGAAATAATGGGAATCCATTTGAGATTTTTTCTAGCCTTGTTATTACGTCCTTTTAAATAATCAACTTCTGCTGGACGATATAATGAAGGATCTATTTCTACATATTTAGTATAATCTAAATTAACGTACTCAAAAGACATCTTAACAAAGTCTAAAACACTGTAACTTTGCCCGGTACAAATAACAAAGTCGTCCGGCTCGTCCTGTTGTAACATCAAATACATTGCTCTAACATAATCCTTAGCATGGCCCCAGTCTCTATGAGAGTTAAGATTTCCCAACTTCAAAGAATCTTTAGTTTGATTATTGACTAATTGACCGATATATTTAGTAATTTTACGAGTAACAAAGTTTTCGCCGCGTCGTGGACTTTCATGATTAAAAAGAATACCACTAGAGGTAAATAGTCCATATGCTTCTCGATATAATTGAACCATACGATGACTAGCTAATTTGCTAACTCCGTATGGACTTTGAGGTAATAATTCGGTCTTTTCGTCTTGGTATTTTGATCCATAATCATCAACTGTGAAATTACGGCCAAACATTTCGCTAGTGCTTGCTTGGTAAATTTTTGTTGCAGATGAAAGACATCTTATGGATTCTAAAATATTAACAACTCCGGTGGTATTAATTTCAAAGGTGGTAGAAGGCTGTTTGAAACTGGTGGCTACGTGACTCTGGGCTGCTAGGTTATAGAATTCTTCTGGTTGGTATTTGTTAATAATAAAAGAGATATTAGAGGGATCTGTAAGATCAAACTCTTCTAGGGAAAACTGGCTATTATTAGCTAGGTGATTAATTCTACAAAAGTTATTAGTACTAGATCTTCTATATAGTCCTACTACCTTATATTCTTTTTCTAGGAGTAGGTCTGCTAAGTAAGATCCATCTTGTCCTGTGATTCCAGTAATAAGGGCTGTTTTCATGAGTTCGTCCTCTCTACGCTATCCGGAGTTAAAAATGGTTTGTCTAAAGTATTATCCTGATAAGTATGATATTCTTCTAGTTGGGTTCGTGCTTTATTTGTGGCCATACTTAAAATTTCCATCTCTCGACCTTCTTTTTCTCTTAATTCTTCATCTTCTAGCATTCTTATTAGTCCTACCCAGGAGCTTTTACCATCTTCGATTCTTTTGATTCTTTGTTCTCGTGTGGCTTTTAGATCTTTACTTATTTTTTGTTGTTCGTTGAGTAGTTTAGTATACTCATTAGTATAGTTTGCTATGCTGTTGCGAGCAAAACTTAATTGTGTTTCGAGATTAGCCAATTTAGGTATGTCTCTTTCAATTTCAGTTTTTTCATATTCTTTATCAACTTGTTTTTGAAGCTTTTCAGTTTCAGCAATGTGGCGCTTGCGCTCTTTCATACTTCTGTTGATAAGAATATCAATAGTGATAAATTGTTTAATCTGAAGTTCTTCTGCAGGAAGTACGTCTTCTCTAAATTGTTTGATTAATGATATCCAGGTATCTTCAAAGTATTGAAGTTCTCCAGTATCAGTATCAAATTGTCTTTTTATTTCATTCCAGAAAGTTTTACTATAGAGTTTATTTTTTAACAATTCATCATTAGATTTTTCTTCTGGGGAAATTAATAGAGCATTTTCAGTTATGTATCTTTTAACTGGGGCCTCATTACGATTAATAGAATTGGCTATTTCCGTAACTGATAATTGAGAAACATTATCTCTTATGAATTTCTCTTCATCAAGACTTAGTTGTCCTCGTTTTCGTGGAATGTTTTTGGATTCCATTCATGATTCTCCATAAGAGTTGATATGTGTTTTTTGAGTTTATTTAATTGTTGCTTGGGTATTTTAACACCATGTTTAAGTTTTAAATAATTTTCTCTATATTCTGTTCCTATATGATCATCTAAAAACTTAATAACTTCTTGATTTTGTATGTTTAAGCCAAAATTAGTACTAGATCTATAACAGTTATCATCTTCTATATGAGATGGTTGTATGATATTTTTTTTAGTTTCGTTCCTTTTGCTCCAAGATGAGTATAATTCACAGTCATCTTTATTAGCAAATTTTAAACATTGACTTGTTGATTGACTCATATGCTTATCAAAGAGAGGGCAGGTTAAGCAGGGTTTGTCGGGCCTTTGATAGTTATTTCGTTTGTAATTAAAAAGTCTATTTCTAACATGGGTCCATAAAAAATTTTCAAGAGGTCTTTTATTATCGTATTTTTCTAATCCTTCTATAGCAAAGATAGCAGCTTGCTGTTTCATGTCTTCAATATCGTGATAGGCGAATCTGAATTTATGTGCTAGTCTTTTGCTAATATTATCTAATACGATTAAAAATTCTTCTTCAGATACTTTATTCGATTGTTTTTTCGATATCTTTTTTTTGTTGGTCATCTATAAGTTGTGCTATACTTTTTCCTTGTGGTAATAATAGGTCCATTATTACATGGTCTTCAACTTGGCCAGAAGCCTTAACGGTTAAAATAGAATCAACTAGATTGTAGTCTAAATGGGGTTTGGGCATTTTTTCTCCTTGCACAAAGTTGTCAACCATATACTATAATATGTATATTGGGATATGTTGTCAACAATATAAACACCAAAAGGAGAATTTATGGCGACTTATAAAAAGTGGAATGATACTGAAATTGATTACATTCGTAACAATCATTCTGTGATATGTGATGAGGCTTTGGCCGCTAAATTAAGCGAAATTACTGGACAAAATGTTAGTACAGCAATGATCAGACGACAAAGAAGAAAGTTAAAGTTGAGCAAGCCTCGTGGACGACCTTCAAAGAACAAGGCTTCAACTTTTGGAGACGTAACGAGCTGATCTTATAATGGATCTTATAAGATAGTTGTTAACCAAATGGGGTAAGCAGAAATGCTTGCCCTTTTTGCTTGGAATGTTGCAGGATAAATGTGGAAACTGGCTAATTCATTTTAACTAACGAGGAAATTTTTATGACTAAGATATTTATGGGGATTTTATTATGTTTAGTAATATCGTCAGCAAAAGCTGATGAGTGGGTTCCTTATGTTTATAGGCCACCAGTTGTGGTACTTCAGAACTTTCAGGCTATTTCTGTTCCTGTTCCAGTATTTTATCCTTACTTTGTTCCGGTGGTTGCTGTGGCTCCTCAGTACGTTCCAGTAACAACATATCATAGTGTTTTGGTGGAGCGACGATACTGCTGCTTTTTAAAGAGATACGAGGTAGTTAGTATTCCTCAGACTCAGTATGTTCCAATAAGATATTAATAAATGGCTAATAAACTGGCTAATTATATAGGGTGGTGCTTATTGCTTTTGTACCACCCCCGGCTTTACCTGCAAATCTTGCCAGTCCTTTGCAAAACGAAAAAACCCCCTATCTTATCTATCCTCTCTAAATTGCCAATACTTTTTAGATTCTCTATTTTACCGCATTCCCGTTGTTCGCCGGAGCCCCTTGGAAAGAAAACTTACAATCTTGAAAGTTTGAACCATCGACCGAACCATTTTGGGTATCATTCCGTATATAGGGTATGGAAACGAACGATACTTCAAAGGGTATGAAAATGAAAATTGGCGACTATGTTTTTTCGGAATATGACAACGGCGAAATTGTGAATGGCGAAGTTGTGAATGTCCGGCAGTTTGGGGAGCGTGTCCTGCTAACTGTCAAAGCCGAACAGGGCTATCGGTCGATCTATATCGACAAGTGCGTCACTTTGGAGACCATGCAAGCTAGCAAATAGTTTGCATAGACTGGCGAGTTTAAGGGGTCTTTGGGTAATTAGGTAAGGAAAAAATATCATGCAAGTTTTCGATCATAGGCTACTCGTCGCGGTTCCTGCGAACAAATGGATAGGCGAATGGATTCAGCGTGACCCCTCCCCCATTTATAGGGGTACGTTGGCCGCTCAACTGCGTCTCATTCGCAAGCGGCATGGATCCCCCTATGCGAAGGGGTACCGCGACCACATGGTATGGATGGGGAGCTATCCCCCCAAATGGTAGGGGTAACTTGACGTAAACCCTTGTCAGTAAAGAACTTACGACGAGGGTCGGCCCGCCTAATTTGACGTAAGTGGTTGTGGCATAACGACTTACGACGAATAGCTATAGCAAATGCCGTGCCAATCGGCCCAGAGCAAATATCGTGCCAATGAAGAAAAAAGATTTTTTTATTTTTTCTAGATTTTCTATTGAACCTTTGCCGATCAGTAGCGTATAATAGATATAGAAGAAAACGATACGATAAAGAAAAGGATATGAAAATGGAATATTTGAACTACGATCTGGTGTCCGATTGTTGTAGTTGTGGTGTCTACTGTGAGACTGGTGAGGGTAAGGATATGATCGGAATTTGCACAAGCTGCAACGATTGGTGTGGTGTGGTGGAAGATATTCCGGAAGATGAAAATATGGTAAAGGCCTTGGAAGATAATAGTATGACGATGGAGGAATATAATGATCTGCCAGACTATATCCCAGGTCTGGACGATGGAGAGGGTATCTAACCTTACGATATTGCAAGGTTGAACCTTTTCAGAATAGCAACGTATAATAGACATAGAGAATGATGGACAACAATAAGGAAAAGACGATGAAAACTTTTTATTTCTTCAGCTATGGCGAACACAAGTTTATCGGACAAGCAGACGCAGCCGATTGGATGACGGCCCAAAAAATTGTCGCAGAGTCTACAGGCTTTCCTATAAATGATCTGCTTCCCTATACTTCAAAAAATATTTGGGTATTTTAGGTCGAACCTTTTAGGATCGGCACCGTATAATAGATATAGAAAAGAGAAAAGAAATGAAAACTGCTACTGTCCGGTCGGTTGGTAAAGTCTATCTGTTGAGCGATATTGTAAAGGCTATGATGGATCGATCATATATAGGTCTGGTCGATCATGCTACCCTAGGCTGCTATGTTGGTATGGTAAATGGTATACAGATTGAGGATGGTAGCGGAAAGAATTATATCGTAACGATTTACGGTAATAGCAAGGCTAGTCAGGTATTTATCAAGGCCGCTTGAAAAGGAATGGTATGTATAGACATTTACCGGATGGGTATGTAGATTATGCTACTCATAATATTAAAGAGATTTTACAGTTTCTTCAACAATTACTAGGGATAATCAGCGAAAGCTGGTGAACAAAATGAAACACTCTGACGCAGTAAAGATGGTGAATGGTAAAACAGGCCGGCAATCCCGCAAGGTAGGCAATAACACCTACGCTGAGATTCTGCCGAATGGTAGCGTAGGGATCATGCTACACAGTACCTATGTCGTGACAATCCATGAAGATAATACCTATACCCTGCGAAATGGAGGATGGTATAGCCCTACCACTAAAGATCGAATGAATAAGTATATACCGGGATATGTTAAACAAACAAAGGGAGAATGGAGCGTACACTCTAATGGTAAGACATTCCCCTATATAGAGGGGATGACTATACAGTAGTATAGTAGTGTACAAGGCCTTGACGTAAACCCTTATCCGCAAAGGACTTAGGGCAAGGCCGGCGCGCCGAATTTGATGTAAGTGCTTACGCCGCAACGACTTACGACGAATCGTCATAGCAAATATCGTGCCAAACTTTTTTGGCATGAAAATTGCATAGAGCAAATACTGTGCCAAATGTCGCAGCTAATGCTGCGGCATAATGATTATAGTCAGCCAGCCAGCAAATACCATGCCAAAGGATGGCCGGCGAACCTTACGACTTTGTAAGGAAACTTTTCTGGATTTCTCTTGAACCATTAGGGATTCCGTGCGTATAATAGATATAGAAGAAAGAGAAGGATATGAAAATGGAAAATCTGAATTACGATCTGGTTTCTGATTGCTGTGGTGCTGGTTGTGGTTTTGAGACCGGTGAGGGTAGTGATCGAATTGGAATTTGCATGAGTTGTCAGGAATGGTGTGGTGTGGTGGAAGATGTTCCAGAAGATGAGGCCGACTACACTCCGGGCCTTGACGATGGGGAGGGTATCTAACCTTACGAAAATGTAAGGAAAGACCCCTTGAACAATTCGTGACCTATAGCGTATAATAGACATACAAGAAAGAAAGAAAAAAGGAAAGACATGAAAACAAAGTTCCCTATCATCGAAAATGCCAAACGTCAAGCCCGTATGATCTTCAAAGGTATCGCAGTGCCGATGCTTGTGGAGATTCCTGACGATAAGATTGTGGAAGATACCGATTACGTCTATGGTACTACCGATCAGAAACGCTACCTTGTGACCGAAAAGGTTCTCAAGTTCAATCGTACTGCCTTGAAGAATCTGGGAAAGGTTCGCAAGGAAAAGGCTGACCCCCGTTATGTGGGGGGTGAGGATACCATGATCGTTCCGGTTGGCAAGCCGGGTAGCCGTGAACGTGTTGAAGAACTGACAAAGCAATACGGTGTTGTTGCTCATCTCGAAATCAGCCCGTTCAGCTTCAAGGGGGAAGAATGAACAACTGTACACTAGTGTACGACGTTACACTAGAAACTGAGCGATGGGTAAAGAGTACATATGTTCAGTTATATCCCAAGCTATACCTACCCGTTTGGGTGGGTACTGAACGGATATACAGAAAACGAAAAACTTGACGTAAACCCTTACTGCCAAAGGACTTACGGAGAGGCCGGCGCCGCCGAGCTTGACGTAAGTACAATAGTACCAACGACTTACGACAACACAGCAACTATCGTGCCAAAAACGAAAAAGTTTTGTCAAATTTTCTTGACACAAAAAATTCTTTTTTCTCTCGAACCATTTCCAATCTGTAGCGTATAATATACATACAAGAAAGAGAGATGATGAAAATGAGAAAACCTCCAAAAAGTTCGACCGTCAAGGGTAAAATCAACGCTTATGCCTACAAGTGTGGGTTCACGTTTCATCCGAAAGAGGATGGGACGTTTGCTCTGTTTGACATTCACATGGGATACTACGTTTGTCGTGGTTCGCATGATCGTGTTGTTCAGTTCGTGATCGATGAATTGTGGGCGAAATATTATCGGTCTAATCCAACTCTCGTAAAGTAAGGAAAAAGAAAATGGTTGCTGCTGTTTTTTACACTTGGAATGATCATAAATATGTTGGGGTGTTTGCCGGTAAGGATTGGATGGAGGCTAGACAGAAAGCTAGTTTAAAGTCTGGAATCCCTGTTGACGATATGATACCGTGGGCGTATACTAAAAACACTTTCAGGGTAAAAGAGCACGATGAAAATCCTCATCCTCCTCATGATTGATTTTTTTCAATAGTCCCAGCTAACCCTCCGGGTTTGGGTAGGTTGGGTATAGTCAGCGTAAAGTCAGAGCCCTTGACGGGCCGATAACAATAGTGTAGAATGGTGCAAGAAAGAAGAGGGTGATATGGTTTATGTATTGGCCGGCATTGGGATGATCTTGGGGCTTTATGTCTTTATCTGTTCTCTAGCTATTGTGGGTGAGGTCTGGGAGAGGATTAAAGAATATGAGGATATGAAGTCTAGGGGTTATACTCTTATGAAAAATGATGATGGGGATGATTTCTGGGTTGGATACGGTGATTAAAACTCTAACGGAGATACACGGATGTATCAATTTGATTTTATTAGCGTTGCTTTTGGTTATATTGTCGGTATCTTACTCTCTGCTAGTATGTCACATATCATGTATATGGAGGAAAATGATGAAAATTAGTGATTATATTCTATTAGGGACAGCTTTTGTTCTTGGGTGTGGCTTGACGTATCTCCTTAACTAATAAGGACTTACGTCGAGTTCGGCCGGCCGCCGCGAGTCGTAAGTTCTTATCCTGCAACACTTTACGACAACCTTACGACATTGTAAGGAAAGATTCTATAATTTTCGCTTGAACCTTTGACTACCTTATGCGTATAATAGGTATCAACGAACGATAACCCATAGGAAACAGAATCATGCTGAACTTCGATGAAATCAACGACATTCTGAACGATATGGCCGAGAAGGGGATTGTGGAACCGATGGTCGAGCCGATTGATGATCCTAGTGTGGAAGTCAACTTTTGGGATTGGGCAGAGGTTGTGGGTGCTGTTGACGATTTCGTTCCAGAGGAGTATATTGATGCTTAGTGCGATTGCTTTCCTTGCGTCTTGGGTTGGCTTGCTTTACATTACTACCATTGTGAAGGATTGAACATGAGCTACGAGTATGACGATGTTGAAGATTTTTACGGTGAGTGCATGGACACTGACCTTTCCGATTATGAGGTTGAGGATGATTCGTTTGATGATAGTATGGATGGTGATGCTGAATCTGCGTTGGCTTCCGCTGGATGGGGAACCGATGAGGACTACGGTTATTATGGAGACGATGGGGTAGAGGATTTCCACGCCGATGAGGCTGTGGGGTTTGTGGACTATAACGAAGATGGCCCATACGATGACTGAACCACTCGCCCTAAACCCTTTGTGCGTAAGCACTTAGGGATGGCGCGGCGGGCCGATTTTTATCTAAGTCCTTATCTGCCAAAGACTTAGAGAAAGCTTACGATATTGTAAGGAAACTTTTTTCTTGAACAAACCGAACCATTCTGTATAATAGACGTATATAGAGTAGAGAGAGAGAGAGAGTGAAAGATGAAAAGTGAAGAAGAAAAGCATATCGAAGAGTATAACCGATTCATGGATGAATGGGAAAAGCGTCCTAAGAATCGTGATCTATATGGCAATAACTGCTATCGTCCAGATGAAGTGGCGTTGACCGATGAAGAGTATGAGATGTTTGGTTAAGGAATAAAAAATGACTAATGAAGAAAAATGGATTGAATATCGTAGGTCTGTTGGGCTGCCAGATAAGTCTCCAGAAATCAAAGATGGTTGGGACAAGGAGCATAATTGTTCTAACCGAGTTGCTCGATTAATTTACATGAATGATTCTAATACCTACGGAGATTGAATATGAATCCACATTGGCCCTATTGGCTAAGTAATACCATAAACTTTACCTATAATGGTAAGGATGTGTGGGGTACGATTATGAATTTTGGTAATGGCTTTGTGACTCTAATCACTAAAGACGGTTATCGTAACTATTCTTGGAATAAAATGACACCCACAATGCTGTACTCTTGTGCAGTAAGTGAGCTGATCAAGCTGTATCAGTGGCATAATGATGATCGATTTAAGTATCTTTATGACCATTATGGGCCTTATGTACAGCCCTATCCATGGAAAGAAGATTAGGCTTGACAGCTAAAGTTTTTATGGTAGAATGTCGATATAAGAAGGAAAGAGAAAGCAAATGAAAACGAAAAAGAAAGAGTTGACAGCACACGAAAAGGCTGTTATGCTTATGGATCGTGAAGCTAATCGTGCGATTGCTCACGTTGAGATGTTGAAGAAGCTGTATACCGAAACCCTGAAAACGAAGGAAACTGTTAAATGAAGTGCGTTGTTACCCATACCGATACCTTTGGTGGTGAAGCTAACTATGGTTGGGTGAACCGTTATGAGTTTATCCCCAAGAAGAATGCATCCCAGCGTAGCGTTATTCGTAAAGCCAAGGCTCTGGCTGGTATGACAGCGGTCAAGGCTGAAACCTACGATTATGGTGATGGATACACTGTAAAGCCTCGTGGCTACGCTCAAATCATCTTTGTTGATTTTGAGTAAACTATCACTCGTCGTAAACCCTTTGTGTACAAGCACTTAGGGCCGACGCGGCGGGCCGGCTTTGACGTAAGTTCTTATCCTGTATAGAGTTATGGCAAAAGAAAAATTTGTCGCTAAATCTATTGACAACAACCGATACTCCTGTAGAATGACACAACCAAAGGAGGAAGGTTATGTTCACAATGCGTCATTTGAATCGCGTTATGCCAGAGCTTAAGGGATTGAATAAGCCTAATATTTTTTATGTTTCAAAAAGCGAGATAGCTTATCGTCTATCTAAAATGAACAGCCAATTCCGTGGCCATGCTATCGAAAAGATGGTTAGGGATGAATTGTTGAAGAAACATATGGGAAATTACCATGGAGGAAGTCACTCACACGATATTACAATCAATAAGAAAACACGGGTTGAGGTAAAATCATCTCTCGCAAGTCCCCGAGTGGGAGCTAATAGCAAAAAGATTATTTCTTACTCTTTCACATTCAAGCATATTCAATTAGAGAAATTTGATATTCTTGTGCTTAGTTATGTAACACCAACAGGCGTAGTTACAAAATGGATGAGTAAAGCTACTGCTATGGAATTTGTTAGCAATAAGTATGAAGATGTCTGCTCAATTCATATTACAACAACAGACCTAAATAAACTGCCGGGTACAGATTTCAAAAAACTAGACCGATCAAAAAAGCGTCAAGTTTGTAAAGTTTAACATAAGTCCTTGACTCTAAATAACTTAGAGCAAGAGCGCGCCGCCGGCCGAGCTGTAAGTGCTTATCCTGCAACACTTTACGTCGATCCTTACAATCTTGTAAGATTCAAGTTTAGTCCTTGCATTAGACGATATTGTATAGTAGAATGACGTATACAAGAAAGAGAGAGTGAAGCATGAGTCCCGATGGAACCTACAACGGCTACCAAAACTATCAGACATGGAATGTTTGTTTGTGGATCAGTAATGAGGAAGATTTGTATAG